ATCACCGGCCACGCTTCGAACCTTACGCATTATTGAACTCCGCCAATTCGATAACCCAATCGACGACCATCGCCGTGCCGTCATCGATGATCTGGGTCTGGGTTTCCTGAACGTTGTTGATCCGCCAAAGCCCCCAGTTGCGACCGATGCCATCGATCAGCGGCAGCGGAATACGCAGCGCCTGCAAGGCGCGCAGTTCATCCAGCCGATCCATGGCCACGGCGTACATCGACTTACCGGTGATGGTCAGGGTTTCCGGTTTCTGTCCGGTCTGGCTGGATTTCGGTTTGCTGGTGAGAATCTGTATTTCCGTCCAGCCGCCATCGGACTTGCGCAACAGCGAGTGGTACGCAAATTGGCGCGAGAGGCCGAAGATGAAACTGCCTAATGCCATTTGTTGTTTCATCAGGCGGCTCCATCGGTCAGGGCGGCGTCACGGCGGGTGGCGAGTGGGTTGTTGGTCAACAGCGGCAGGAACTGGCCGTGGAATTGTCCACTCAGTTGCTGCCCGATGATTGTGCGGATTTGTTCAGCCGTGTCCGGAGCCGGACAGGTGACCTGGATCAACGGTGAAAAGCTCACCTGCTGGTTTTGCGTCTGCGCGCTCGGCAGGTCTTTGGCGACCTCCGCCGGCGGAGCGAGTTTGTCGGAGTCCGGTGCCAGTTTTTCACCGAGCCACGAACCGCCCATGCTACCCATCGTGCTGCCGACGATGCCGCCCACCACGCCGCCGATGGCCGTGCCAATGACGGGAATGAAACTGCCGATCATCGCGCCGGCAACTGCACCGGCATAACCACCGGCCAGACTGCCGCCGGCTGAACCCAGCGCACCGCCCACCAATTTATTGTCGCCTTCCTGCAGGCCCTTGATCACGTCGGGAGCCGCAGTGGCCACAGTCAGCAGTGCATTGGTTTTGCTGAACCCCTTGGCCAGGGTTTTGGCGTCTGTCAAACGGCTGCGCAATGTCGGGCGTGGTTGCGCAGGTGTTCGTGGCGCGACAGATGAGCGCTTGACGGGGGCTTTGGAGTTGGCGGGCTTGCGGCGTTTTCCGGGCTTGCCAGACTTCCGGGATTTATCGGGTTTGTCGGTAACGTCAGCGTCAGCAGACCGATCCAGAACATCGATAAGGGGACCGGCGCCTGCCGTCGTCAGCAATTTCGTCGCCGTACCGCGAATGACCGATGCCGTGGCGGCTTTGATTTGCGCGCCCCGGGATAAGGCAATAACACCGCCCAGCATGAGCAGCGCCGCCGTCGCCCTGGGCTGCTCCTCGGCAAAGCGGGCCATGCCACTGGCGACAGCATCCAGAGAGACCACCACACCATCGAACGCATTGGTGAGTGCGCCGCCAGCGGCCGTAGACAACCGTGTGACACTCGCGTCCAGCGCATTGACGCGTCCTTGCGAGGTGCCCCCCAATTGCTCAGCGTCTTTGGCAACTGACCCCGCGTAATCGAGCTTCGACGGGGCTTGCGGATTCGGCACAGTCAGCAGACTGAACGCCTTGGTCACGTCCTCAGGCTTTTTCAGCAACTTGAGAATGGCGTCGTTGCCACTGAAGAGGGTCTTGGTCAAAGCCTCCTTCTCTTCGGGCTTCTTGTCCTTGAGGGCTTCCATGACCTTGATGATGGTCGCCGACGCATCGGTCTTCATGCCAGTGGCGACTGCCTCCGGCCCCAGTCCATGGCCCAGCGAAGCCCAGGCAGTGCGCTGCTCATCCGTGGTCGTGTCGGCCTTGGCAAGCACCGTCATCAGACTGTTGAGCCCGGCTCCCGCTGCGGACTTGTCGACACCGCTGTTCAAAAACGCTGCGGCCAGTGCCGCGACCTGCTCCGGCGTGAGTCCGCCAGCGACGGCTTTTTCACCAACATTCTGTACGACCGAGCCGATGTCCGCCGATGTCGCGTCCAGCGTGCTGTGCCCCAGATAGTTGGTCGCATCGGCCAGGGTTTGGCTCTTGCCACGATCAAGGTTCATCGCGGATTGCCAGGCCAGCATCATCTCGCTGGCTGTTTTCACATCAACGCCGAACGCCGAAGCGTTGATCGCCGCGTCACGAGCGAAGTCGGTCAAGGCGGCAACTTTAAGCTCGGGTTGAAGGCCTTCACCCACCCCCGACTTGGCCGCAGCCAGTTGCACCTGCAGCAGATCCACGCCGGTGGCGCCACTGGGAGCAACCTGTTTCTCGCTGGCCATCCTCAGGGTTTCTTGTGAAAGCGCCTGAAGTTGATCCTTGTCCAGTTTCAGCACTCGATTGAGTTCAGACAAAGAGGTCTGCTGTGCCATCGTCGCTTGCATGGCTTTAGGGGGTGAGCGCTGCTCGACCTCTGCCTTGAGTTTGGACTTCGATTCACTATTGGCAGCCGGGGCCGCCGCCACGACCTTGAATAGCGATTGCTGGCTCACCAACAGTTCGCGCAGCTTGATCTGCTCTTGGGTCAGCAAACGAATATCCACGCTTGCCAACGCCAATGTGACGTTCAAATCCTGCAGCGGTTTTCCGAGGTTGTCGGGCAGTGTTAATCCGCCCGTTGCATTGCTGCTCTCACCGGCGTATGTGAGCGCATATCTGTTCTCTGCCATTGCCGCTCTACTCCTGTTTCACGCCAAGGCGAGTGATCGCTATGTCGTAGCGGCGCAACGCCTTTTCGGCGTCCCATTCCAGAATCTCCGCTTCACTTACCGGGTAAATGAGCGGGACGATATCGAGGATTACTTCGATGTCGCGTTCCGAAAGTAGGCCGCCGGCTGGTTTAAAAAATCGTCGATGCGCACCTGCAATTGCGTCCAGTCCGGGACGCTCATCAGGGCCAGATCGGGAATCATCAGACCGGTGCAATGGGCAGTGATGAACTCGGCGCGTTCCTTGGCCGTTTTCAGTTTCTTCATCACTTTGGTCGCGCGCAGCACGGGCATTTCCAGGCTTAGCGAGGTCACGGTGCGGCCGGTGATGGCGAGCGGTTGCAGCAGTTGCACCTGATCGGGATCAGCGGATTTTTCCGCGTCTTCGACCTGGTCGAGAAAGTAGGACGCCGGTTGGGTCGACATTTCGTGCACGTATTGGGCGATGCTCACGTAGTCCGGGCGCTTGAGCTGGTCGAGTTCCTTGACCGACAGGCCAGTGGCGAGCAGCGCCAATTCGAAGAACTGATCGTCTTCGTCATCGCCGGCGCGTTCCAGCGCTTCTTTTTGCGCGGCGTAGAAGAGCGGCTTGAGTTGGATTGTTTCGATCTGCGAACCGTCGTCGCCGGTGATCGGCGATAGCAGGTCATGCTGGGGTGGCATCCACGACATGTATGAATTCCTTGGTGATTCTTTTTTAGGGGGTATCGCTATTCCCTTGTAGGAGTGAGCCTGCTCGCGATAGCGGTCTTTCAAGCACATTGATGTTGCATGTGCTGACCTCATCGCGAGCAGGCTCACTCCTACAGGGTTTTGTGTTGTGCCGAGGGTTACGGCATCAGCACCGCACGCCGGGCATCACCGAGGATGTCGACGCCGTTGAGCACGAACTTCTGGGTGCGCACGTCGATGTCGATCACCGGTACGCCGTTTTCCAGGCGGTTGTAGGTGCGGCAGGACAGTTCCAGGTTGGTCTTGGGTTTTTCACCCATTTTCACGGCAGTTTCTTCGAGGGATTTCAGCTTGCCGCCGACGGTGTGATAGGTGAACCAGGTATTGCCGTCCTGATCCTGACCGGCTTCACGCACGTTCAGCAGGATGTCGTCGCCCAGCTTCACACCCAGTGCGAGCATGACTTCGGCGCCGAGGCCTTGCAGGGTCAGCTTGGCGTTGAGCGCTTTGCCGCCCTTGGCCATTTCCTCGACGATGAAGCGCCCGCCACGCATTTCTTCCACATCGAATTCGATCTTCGGCGGGGTGAATTCCTCAACGGTCGCCGACAGCGGCAGGCCTTGCAGGGTGGCCGCGATGGCCTGTCTTACGCGGTTGGTAAACATTAGAGAACGTCCTCCAGGAACTGCTCGATGATTTCATCGCGGGCGTT